CAACAAAATGTAACCCCTTGTATTTAAACGCCCCTAGAACTATCATTTTTCCGCTTACTATCACGCTTCGTTAACTATCACCGTAACGCCTTTGTTTACAATCGTTTACAGCTCCAAAAGTTTTAATGGTTTTTTAAACCGTTTTACGGCACAAATTGCATTAGCAAGAAGCATACCGTAAATTGCATAAGTTGTTGTTTTTTATGGCATATATCTTGCAGGGGGATGCAAGGTTCATGCCGTTATACCAATATCCGTTGTAAGCTCTTGTGTAGCGATTTAATGCCGTATTATATTGGGCATGCTAGGGCATCAAACCAGTTGAGAACGTGGAAACTGAGAGCCTTATAATACAATAACTTAGAGACATTGCTCTATTTGATTATCATTATCAATATGGCGTATGCAAGCATCATGCCATAGTCGGTATGGTATATATTATGCTAATGCAATAATCATGCCAAACTCGCCCCTTGACTTGGCACATATATTGCATAGTGTATTTGGCATGGTATGTGCTAATGCAATTATCGTGCCATATCTGTGGCACGTATCTTGCAAGGACGGTCTATTGATATTGATTCTCATTCTCAATATGGATGCTGACTTGGTATTGATAATGATTCTCATTATCAAAAACTATCATCGCTTCGCTATTACTATCATTGATATTGATAATCATTCTCAACTCGCACAATTATTCTTGGCACGCATCTTGCATCCCCTGCAAGTACCATGCCATGCTTTTTTCTATGCAAGAATCATGCCTTTTCATTTCCGCTCAGAGTCGATGCCGAAAAGTGGGAATTCACAACGCTTCTTCTTAACCCATCCGTAGAACAACACAATTCCCCAAAAAAAAAATAAAATACAAAAACATGTAAAAAGGGGTTGCTTATGTCAAGAAAATATGATACAATCAAAAGTATGTATTAAAACAAAGATTGTTATACCGTCTTTGGGACTGTGTTTAATTTATAAGATTTTTAAAAAAAATTATTAACAATATGATCGGAAGGGGGGAAGTTTGTCCGAAGCTAAAACAGTCTACGAAACAGGAGCGAGTAGAAGTGCGGATGTGAGAGGGGTGCGATATGACCTAGTACCACCAGAGGGGATTGAGGCAGTTGCAAAAGCCATGTATGTAGGTTCTATTAATCATGGAGATCACAACTGGAAGAAGGGACTCAAACACTCAGTCTATATAAACCACGCCTTACGGCACATTAATCTTTACATGCAGGGCAAGAGTGAGGAAGACCACATTGGTCATGCACTCGCTAATCTAATGATGTTGGTTTGGAATGCCAAACACTTGCCAGAATTTAATGATTTAGGTGTGGATAAGTGGAATGAGGATGAAATAGAGGGATTCAACTATGCGGTTAATGCGCCACCGCCTAAACGACCAGTAGGTCGTCCTAGAAAGAGCGTGCAAACTATATCAAACATAGAGGAGCAACGTAATGAGTGAATTAGTAAAGATTGGTGGACTGTGGGAAGGCAAAGACAAGAATGGTAACAAATACTTCAGTGGTACGTTTACTTATGGTACAAAGTTACTTGTTATGTCTAACTCTTTTAAGGAAAAAGATAATGAGCCTGACTACATTGTTTACATTACTAAGAAAGAGAAGCAAGAAGATAGAGAAGAGTAACTGTCCTTATAAACTGGAGCCGTCATGTGGGGTCTTATTGGAGAAGCGTTGGGGTTTGTACGTGAAACCGTTAGTAGAAGGTTTAAAGCACGTAGAGAACGAGAGTGGAAGCAGAATGAAGATGACATACAGGAAGCTATGGCTTCCAATGATGTTAATGCTATGGCTAATATCTTTAAACGCCTGCGCAGGAAAGGTAATTCTTCTGAAAGAAGGTGAAATGTCTGTATTAGACAACGGTAACTACTCAGTATCACCTGCTTGGATGGAAGAGAGGTTGTTATTTGAGAACGATATGGTAAAAAGATTACAGGAGTGTAACTCTAATTAATAATTTGTGAGGTTAAAATGGTTAAGACTATTGTAGCATTAATCGACAGTTCAATGTCAGGGTACAAAACGTACTGTATTATGGGGCTTGCAATGGGTATGATGGGTTGCCAGTTCTTTGGGTATCATCAATTCTCATCTGAGGCTTGGGGTATGGTAGGTATTGGGGGTGCTACTACTTGGAAGATGGGTATGGATCGAACAAAGTGAAGATATCAGGGGTTCTTCTAGTAGTATGGGTTTTACTGTCCTCTCCTCCAGTACAAGCAGAACCTGTACATAAAATGCTGGGAGAGCCTCTTTTTTCTGAGATGGTAGAGTGGGAGTTACACTTTTCTTTAGGGATTGTTGTAACATTCCAAGATGGAATGATGTATTCATACCCTATTCTGTCGCAACGCCCAGTAAAAGAGTGTACGGAGGTGCAAATAGTACGTGATGAAGTCTATTTAATGAGTGGTAACACTAGGTATATCATAAAATCAAAACCCATGCTTTACCTTAAACCACCTAATGATTGGGAAATGTATGAACGACAAGATAAAAAGTGATGAACAGGTTAACCCAGTACCGATGTTCAGTAAGGGTGGACTGGGTGGGCCAGGAAGACCAAAGAACTCCCTAGGGAGAAACAAACTGGTTAGTGAGGTACTGCATAGACTCAACTTTGATCCTCTAGAAGAGGTGGTTGCTTTGTTCAGAGATGAAGAGACACCTCCAAAGGTACGTGCTGATATTGCTTTAAAGGTAATGAGGCTAGTGTACCCAGAAGTTAAACAAATTCACGTTGAGAGTCATAGTGTAGCAAACGCTATGAACCCTATTGCTGAAGCTATGTTGCAAATTGAAGAGAGGAAAGCAGGATTTGACTATAAAAAAGGTAATCCCAAAGAGCCAATCAAACCTAGTACAGCTAATTAAGAGTAGGACTTGGCGATTAAACAATCTTTATCACATTAGACCCAAGGAAGGCAGCGCACTCATACCCTTCCGACTTAACTGGGCGCAGTCAGAACTGTACAATAATATATGGAACAGGGTTATAGTTTTAAAGGCACGCCAGTTAGGGGTGACTACCTTTTTCGCTGTACTCTTCCTAGACGATTGTTTGTTCAACCCTAATAGAGAAGCAGGGATTATTGCTGATACCAGAGAGAACGCAGAAGAAATCTTCAGAACTAAAGTTAAAGATGTGTTTGACAATGTAGCCAAAGACATCCCTGCCTTAAAAGACTTAATACACAATACAATTAAACTAGAGAGTGAACAAGGCAAGCGTTTGATCTTCAGTAATGGGTCAGCGTTTCGTGTGTCCACTTCTATGCGTTCTGGTACACTTTCTCAGTTGCTCATTACTGAGTATGGCAAGATTTGCGCTAAAGAACCAGAGAAGGCTAGAGAGGTAAGGACAGGTAGTATAGAAACATTGCCTAGAGATGCGTTGTTAGCTATTGAATCAACTGCGATGGGTAACGAGGGTGACTTCTTTGTGAAGTGTCGAGACTCCGAACTAGATAATTTGTCACGGAAAGAACTCACTACGATGGATTATCGGTTCTTTTTCTTCCCTTGGTACAAGGAAAAAGCATATTCACTGGAGACTTCAGCACCAATTCCACCAGATATGCAGACTTACTTCACTAAACAGGAAGAATTACTTAAAATTAAGTTTACAAATGCACAGCAGGCTTGGTACTCTAAGAAGAACGCAGAGTTAGGAGAAGATGTCAAGAGAGAATACCCAACAACTGCTAAAGAAGCATTTGAACAAAGTATTGAAGGGGCTTACTTAGCTCGACATTTACAAAACGCTTACAAGGACAATAGAGTTGATGCTATACCGTATATCCGCAGAATACCAGTACACACATGTTGGGATTTGGGTATTAACGATACTACTTGTATTTGGTTTTTCCAATTGCATCAGGATTGCGTAAGATTTATTGACTACTATGAAAATTCTGACGAGGGTTTGACCCACTATGTGAACCTGCTTAAACAGAAAGATTACATATACGGCAAACACCTCGCACCGCATGATATAGAAGTACGAGATTTTACGATTGGTAAGACACGTAAAGAGTTTGCCAGAGAGCAAGGCTTGATATTTGAAACAGTACCAAGACCTAATGATGTGATGGATAAGATAGAAAGTGTTAGGAATGTATTTCCTCAACTCTATTTTGATGAGAACAAGTGTAGTAGGGGCTTGACTTGTCTAAAGAATTATCGTAAAGAATGGGATGACAAAAACGGTTGTTACAAGAATAGACCGTTACACAATTGGGCATCTCATGGGTTTGATGCGTTAGCAACTGGGACACTGGGCTTTGAAGCAGGGTTTTTAGATGTAACACCAATGCAAGAAACAGCAGTAGCTGGATATGATGTTTTTCAATAGGAGATAGACATGGGCGGTAAGGGAGCTATGCCTGCAATGCCTGCGCCAATGGTAGTTGATCCACCAAGTCAAGCGGAATATTTACCGCCAAAGACACCACTACCAGAGCCAGAAGCAGTTACACAGGCTAAATTAGATGATGAGAAGCGCAGGAAAATGCGAAGATTGGCATCTACAGATACAAGAGAAAACACAATAGTCAACGAAGGTGGAGCATTAGGGTTAGGTGCTGTAGAAGATGAGAGTCTTAATGCACCCAGCTTGTTTTATGATATGAAAAGGGTAGGCACTAAATCTAATAAAGGACTCTTATCAGAGTAAATACTATGAATAAACTATATCAAGAAGAGTATAACTACTGGGCAAAGAAGCTATTTAGAAACGCAGTCTTTAAAGGGGGTTCTGCACCTGCGGTTGACTATGGAGCGATTAATAGAGCTAACGCACAACGACAAGCCAAGTTACAAGCAGAACGTGATGAACAATTTAGAGTAGAGGGTATCTCTGATTATATAGATTATATGTACGACAACCCAGAACAGGAGCGCAGGAGAAGTGCTACAGGGCAGTTCTTTAACGCAATCAGTCCTGGCAAAACACCTAACCAGTTTCTCAATTCATATAGAGACAACAAGTCTATTACCCTAGCAGATATCAAGAAAGATTCAGGTAAGTACTTCGACAACCGTACTGCACAAGCCTCTGTAAAAGAAGGTAGAATCAGACTCGGCAAACGTGCGGATAAACCCAATACAGGTGGTTTATTAGGTTCAGCAGAGGCTGATAAGAAACAACTATTAGGAGCATAATATGTCTTACGTTCAAGACTTGGTAAGGCGTTATGAAACGCTTAAACAAGATAGAATTCTATGGGAGCCGTTCTTCCGTGATGTACGAGATTACATAAGACCACGCAAACAGCAGGTAGACAGTTCACATCATATCAGTGCCGAGAGACACACTAATAAGATGTTTGATTCGTCAGCCCCAGAAGCAAGTCGTTTGATGGCTATGTCTATGCAGAATGCGTTAGTCCCACAGTCTGTAGTATGGTTTGGATTATCAATCCCTTCTGGACATGAAGCTGCAATCCTCAACAAAGAACAAAAAGTCAAGCGTTGGTTTCACGATGTAACACAGAAGATGTTTTACGCTTTCCATGAAAGCAACTTCTATACAGCTATTGGGGAAGCCTTTTTAGATTTTACTTCCTTTGGGACGATCAACCTATTACTTGAAGAAGATGACCAATACACTGGAAATTTCGGAGGCTTAGTATTTACTTCTATACCAACTGGGCAGTATGTGTTTGCAGAAGATAAGAGAGGCAAGCCTGATACTGTATTCTGGGAATATGTTTTTACGGCAAGGCAGGCTAAACAAATGTTTGGTCAACGTAAGCTACCAGATAAAGTTAAGGAAGCCCTTAGAAATAGACCAGATGAAAAGTTTACGTTTGTAAGAGTACTTGTTCCTAGAGATGAATTTAAGTATGGCTCTCAGGATGTAATGGATAAGAAGTTTGCGGCTTTAGATATACATTTAGATTCTAAGACAATCTGTAGAGAGAGTGGCTTTGAAGAGTTACCCTATGTTATCGGTAGATTTGAAAAAGCATCAGGCGAGCTATGGGGCAGAAGTCCTGCTGACATCGCTATGCCTGACATTAAAACAATCAACAAGATCAGGGAATTAGAACTGAAGGGGTTAGCAACTGCTGTACACCCACCACTCATCGCACCAGATCAAGGGATTATCGGTACGTTCCGAATGACTCCTTCTGCCATTAACTACTCTAGAGAGCCTGAGAGATTTAAGTTTTTAAGGTTTGAGGGTAGATTTGATTTGTCTTCTCTGAAAGCTAATGAACTAAAGAAATCTATTAGAGGTATCTTCTTAGCAGATCAACTGGTCTTACCAGAAAAACTCAACATGACTGCCGAAGAGGTTGCTACTGTAAGAGAGCAGATACAGAAGCTCCTTGGACCAACTGTAGCACGTTTTGAAAGTGAAGTTCTCACACCATTAATATTGCGTAGTTTTGGCTTATTACAGAGGGCAGGGGCTTTACCGCCACCGCCACCTGAGTTAGCACAACTAGATCAAATAGAGGTATCTTACGTTGGTCAATTGGCGAAAAACCAAAAAATACAGGACGTTACAAGTATACAGAGATGGCTTGGCGTTGCCTCTAACATGGCATCGTTTTCGCCTGAAGTGCTTGATAATATTGATGTGGATCAAGCATTACAAATTATTGGTGAAAGGATGGCTGTACCGACTGATATAATGCGGTCTGGAGAAGAGGTTGCAGAACTTAGACAACAACGTCAGCAACAACTAGAACAACAACAACAACTAGAGCAAGCCGCTACTGTAGCTGAAGGCGCAGGGAAGGTTGCTCCAATGGTTAAAGCACTAGGAGGTGTGGATGCATTCCCAGTACAATAGAGAGCTTGATGAAATACAAGAAGCAATCGTCAAAACCTTTTCTGGAGTTTATGGCGAAAAAGTTTTACAATTTTTGGAGGACATGTATCAGAATCAAGTTTCAGCCGTCCCAGATGATCCATATTCGACTTATTTCAACGAAGGTGGACGAGGGCTTGTCATTGGATTAAAAGAGCAAATAAAGGCATACAAAGCCTCAAAACAAAAAAATTTGCATCCTAGTTCGTATAGCGTTCAAGAAAACAAAGACCCTCAGTGGAGCGAAGGATGAAAAAAGTTGTATACAGTGATTATAAGAAAGCTTATGACCGCTTTTGGGATACCAAGAGTTCTATTAAACCATCTGATATTGAGTTAATGATAAATTTAATTAGAGAGCGTTCTAAAAAGCGAAATGCCTGATGATTGGGAGTTTGATTGTGATAAGTGTGGGGCATGTTGTAAGGCACTTGGGTGTCCTGATCTCACAGAAGATAATATGTGTGGAATTTATGACAAGCGACCATTTTTGTGTGACACTAAAAAGATGTTTAATGCAGTACATAGTAAGACAATGACTAAGCAAGAGTATTTTGATAAGGCAGAAATTGCCTGTAACCAACTAAAGGAGAAGTATAATGACTGAAGATGTGACCGTTGAAAGCGATAATCTCATCGAAGCAGAAGCACCAGTAGCAGACGATACATGGCAAACACAATATTTGTCTGAAGATTTAAAAGAGAACGAAACTCTTGGTAAGTTTAAGGATGTTGGTTCTCTAGGAACTTCTTATCTAGAGCTACAAAAGATGGTTGGTTCTAGGGATAAAATCCCTACAGAGGACTCAAGCGAAGAAGAAATAAATACATTTTATGGTAAGTTAGGTAGACCAGAATCTCCTGATAAATATGAGATTAACCTACCTACAGATGGAGGAACAGGTACAGAGTATGACCCAAAGCTATATGGTGATTTTCTAGACACCGCTTTTAAGTCTGGGCTTACTAATAAACAAGCACAAGAAGCTATTGATTTTTATTCCAAGATGAATGAGGATACGGATATAAACAATACAGCTTCTATGCAGCAAGCAAAGGTTAATGCAGAATCTGCACTCAAAAAAGAGTGGGGTGTCAGAGATTATGATAAAAACCTAGCCATGTCTAGACGAGCTTTTAACAGGTTCGCAGATGATGACTTACGCACGTTTATCAATGAATCTGGTGTATCAAATAATGTAGCTATGATTAAATTCTTACACCGTATTGGTAAAACTTTTAGTGATCCTACTATGGGGGGTTCTGGTAAAGAATCTGGTTCTGTAGATTCAGATACAGCTAAAATAGAAATTAGTGCTATGATGAAAGATAAGGGGCATAAATATCACGAAGCATTATTTGACCCCTTGAATTCTAAGCACGAAGAGGCTATACAGTATAGAGATCATTTGTATGATCTAGTATATACGGAGGAAGAATGAGCCTCCAAAACGAAAAGATTTTCTGCGCTGATTGTGAAAACTTTACCGTTAAAGATAGACGTATCGAAGGTAGAGACACTCCAGACAGAATTGGGTTTTGTACACACTATAACACTCAAACCTCAGCGACCACATTTTACGGTGTGTGTCCAGCAGCGAAGCGAATTGTTGTAGCCGTTGCAAAGCCAGCATTAGTGAAGAAATTAGCCCCCAAACGGACAACTAAATCTTCACGCAAATAGAGCCTACATAGTGTAGATAACTCTTTAATTCCTTAATCTCTTTAAAATAGAGGTAATTGTTATGAGTACCGAAGTCAATAAAGCGTTTGTCCAGAAGTTTAGGGACAGTTTTATGCACTTGGTACAGCAAAAGGGTTCACGTTTGCGTGAATACGTCCGTACAAATTCGGATGTAGTGGGTAAGTATGACCACTTTGATCGTCTAGGCAGTACATCTGCACAGAAGATAACGAGTCGTCATAGTGATACACCTCTTATTTCTACTCCACATAGTCGTAGACGAGTTAGCATGGAAGATTACAACTGGGCTGACTTAATCGACAAAGCTGACAAAGTACGAATGTTGGCTGATCCTACATCTGAATATATGAAAGCAGGTGTATGGGCTATGGGGCGCACTATGGACGATGTTGTCATTAGTGCGATGTTGGGTAATGCTGTTTCTGTTGATGAGAATGATTCATCAGCAAATGTAGCTCTCCCATCGGCACAGAAAGTAGCTGTATCAGGTACAACGGATATGAACATTACGAAGTTACGCCAAGCTAAGAAAATCTTGGATGCTTCTGATGTTGATCCTGATTTACCACGATGTATTGTTATGAAGAGCAACCAATTTTATGATCTCTTAGGAGACTCTGAAATTCAAAGTGCTGACTACAATACAGTAAAAGCGTTAGTAGCAGGTGAAATTGATACCTTTATGGGGTTCAAATTTATCCGTTCAGAGCGTTTAACCACCGATTCTAATGGTGATACCCAGTGCATTGCTTGGATTCACGATGGAATTGGGCTTAGTATGGGGATGGATGTGAAAACTGAAATCACAGAACGGTCAGACAAAAACTACAGTACGCAGGTCTATGCCCAGATGTGTCTCGGTGCGGTTCGCATTGAAGATGAGAAGGTTGTAGAGATTGCTTGTACTGATTCGTAAAGGAGGTTTACTATGGCTACTTATAAAAGTACTGAGTATACCAACGCTACGGACGGTACAGGTGGGAAGAATCAACCTAGCACCAAAGGCAAAGTTTGGTCGAAGTATGCTCATTTTACTGGGCAGGCTTTATCATCTTCCGATGTTGTACAGGTAATGAAGATTCCTTCTGGAGTACGTGTTTTACCGCAGTCGATGGTCATTATCAGTGATCTTGAAGCATCGGCTACTGTAAATGTTGGTTATGCAGCACATACAACCCAAAGTACTGGGGCTGCTGTTGCAATTGATGCAGATGCGTGGATTAGTGCGGTTGCTGCTGACTCAGCAAGAACTGTTACTAATTTCCATGAAAGTGGAACGCATGATGCAGGATACATAACGACAGGTGAATTGATTTTGACATTTGCTCTAGGGGCTGGAACGTCTTTAGCTGCGGATACATTTGACTTTCACGTGCAATATGTAGGCGTTTAAATCTGTTGAGGTTGGTGGCTTTTCGGAGTCACCGCCTCACTTTTTAAAGGAACACATGAACCGTAAAAATCTCACAAGAAATTTCTATGCGGATGAGTTCGATTGCAAATGTGGGTGTCACTTCAATAATATTAATATTGAGTTAGTTGAGGAGTTACAGAAAGTAAGAGCAGAGTATGGTTGTTCAATGACTGTTTCCAGTGGAACAAGATGCTCGATTTGGAATAAGGCTTGTGGTGGTTCAGATAATTCATCACATTTAACTGGCTTGGCAGTTGATATTGCCATAGATGATTCTGTGTTAAGACACCGATTCATGCGTACAATTTTAGAGATGGGATGGAAGCGTGTTGGTATTGCTAAGTCTTTTATCCATCTTGATATAGATTATCATAAAACTAACCCTGTTATCTGGACGTACTGATGTCATCAAAAGTAGATTTAGCAAATGAAGCATTATTATTGTTAGGGGCTAATACTATTACAGCTTTTACTGACAATGATTCTAATGCTGTATTAGTGAACAGATTTTTCCCTAGTGAAAGAGATGCTGTATTACGCAGTCATAGATGGAATTGCGCCATTACAACTATTAATCTAGCTTCTTTAACAGCAACACCAATTATAGACTGGGAATTCAAATTCACACTTCCTACTGATCCTTATTGTTTGAGAGTTTTAGACGTAAGAACGGTTACAGGAGACATTAAACTTGACCATGAGATACAGGGGAGAGAACTACTTACAGAGGAATCTACGGTTGACCTAACATACATACAAAGACTAGAGGATACCACCCAATTTGATTCTTTACTGTATCAGGCATTAGTTTTTAGGATGGCTTGGAAATTAGCATTCCCTATAATGCGTTCTCATACTGTTATGGGACAAATGGGACAAATGTATGAAGCCGTAGTTAGAGAAGCGAGGACTATAGATTCTCAGGAAGGGACTCCAGAAACTATAGAGACAGGCACACTCTCTGATTTAAGGCTTCGTTAATGGCAACCAATAAATACTTTCCTATACAGACAAACTTCACGGCAGGTCAACTATCACCAAGGTTGCATGGGCGTGTTGATATCAATAAATACAACAACGGTCTAAAAACCCAGAAGAATGCCTATAGTTTACCGCATGGTGGGGTAGTGCGTAGAGGTGGTTTTCACTATGTTGCTAGAGCAGGTGGGTTTAATACAGCTACAATTACCGTTACAGATGCCGCAAATATTGCAGTAGGTACTACTCTTACAATAACACAAATAGACGGCACTACGGTAACGATGACCTCTACCAACAGTGACCCTGCTGGTGCTAATGAATTCTCTGTAGGTGGAAGCCGTACAAATGATGACGTAGCAGACAACATCGCTGTTGGATCAGGTGGTGTTTTAGGCATTAACAATTTAACTAATCTCACTGCCCCAAACCCTTCAGCTAATTTAATTACCGTTACAGATCAATCGTCTGGGCTAGGCACACTTTCAATTGTCAGTTCAGATAACACACGTATAACTGTTGTTAACCCCAGTCAAGCTAAAGTAAGGTTGGTTAGATTTGAATACAGTGTAACGCAAGCATATATTATAGAGTTTGGCAACCTATACATGCGTTTTTACAAGGACAACGGACAGATATTATCTGGTTTATCTGCTGTAGAGGTTGTAACACCCTACCTAACGGATGAATTATTTGATATCAATTTTGCTCAATCTGCTGACACTCTTTATATATCTCACCCTAATCATGCCCCACGCAAATTAACACGTACCAGTCATACATCATGGACATTGGCTACTGTAACCTTCACAAACAAACCTGTTACATTTGCAGGTGGCACAGGTGATTATCCTAGGTCTGTAACTTTTTTTGAAGAACGACTATACTGGGCAGGTTCTAATAACAATCCACAAACAATATGGGCTAGTAAATCTGGCGATTTCTTAAACATGGATGCTGGTACTGGGCTAGATGACGAATCCATTGAATTTACTCTAGCGACAGATGATGTAAATGTAATCTACTGGCTTAAAGCATCTGATGTGTTATTGATTGGTACGGTAGGAGGGGAATTCAAGCTACATGGTAACGGCAACCCAGTAACACCTTCTAATGTAAGAGTAGTACAGGAAACAAAGTATGGGTCTAGTAAGGTATCTCCTATTACATCAGGTCGTGCTGTAATATTCAACCAGAGATCTTCAAAGAAACTACGTCAAATGATCTTCGATCTTAACGTAGAAGGATTTGTAGCTCCAGATTTGACTATTTTAGCTGAAGATATTACTGGAGATGGTATTACTCACATGGCTTATCAACAAGAACCTGATTCTATTGTTTGGGCGGTGCGTGAGGATGGAGTTCTTATAGGTTTAACCTACCAGAGAGATCAACAGGTTGTTGCTTGGCATCAGCACCCAGTAGGCGGTTATTTTGGAGAAGCTACTATTACTGTATCTGATGCAGCTAATATTGCGGTAGGTTCGACCATTACGATTACAAGATCAGATGGTATAGTTTCAACCCTTACTGCAACGAATGATGATCCTACAACTGCATTAAAGTTTTCTGTAGGGGGTAGTCGTACAAATAATGACGTAGCGGATAATATAGCAGTAGGTTCTGGGGGTGTGTTAGGAATTAACGGTTTAGCTAATTTAACTGCCCCTAATCCATCAGGAGCGGTTATTACAGTAACCGATCAGTCTTTAGGTACTGGCAGATTGTCGATTACAACTTCAGACAGCACACGGCTTGCTGTTACCAATCAAGCTGGTGCTATTGTTGAAAGTGTGGCGGTAATTCCATCATCTGATGGTAAGTCAGATCAATTGTGGATCAGTGTAAAGAAAACTGTTAGTGGTAACACAGTACGATATATAGAGTATTTAGACCCATCAATATTTATAGATTCTGGCTTGTCTTATACTGGTTCTGCTACAAGCTCATTTTCTGGGTTAGACCATTTAGAGGGTCAAGTTGTCCAAATTGTAGGAGATGGTGCTGTTTATGCCAATAAAATAGTAAGTAGTGGGTCTGTTACCGTATCTAAGGCTGTTACTACGGCTTATATAGGGTTAGGTTATACATCTGAAATTGTTACACTCCCCCCAGAAGTACCACAGCAAGACGGTTCTTCTTTTGGTAAGAAAAAAGGTTGGAATAGAATTATATTAAATTTATATCAAACGCTTGGAATATCAGTTAATGGAACTCAACTTGTGTTTAGAACAGGCGGTGATCCAATGGATTCTGCACCTCCAGTATTTACAGGTCAACACGATATAACGAATCTGGGTTGGAAGGAGAGCGATTCATCAATCACTATTAAACAGGAACAACCGCTTGGGATGACACTCATCTCTCTTACAGGCGAACTTAATGTTAACGACTAAAGAAGCACCGTTAAAACAAGTAGGTAAGATTAATATTATACCTTATAAACTGAAACACTTTAAACAACTAATTGTCAGACCACACGAAGAAGGCATAAAAGATGCCGTGCTATTATCGGATACAGAATGGGCAAAAGCAATTGGAAAAGAAGCAGTAGAGGCGTATACAGGCTACATAGATGGCGTAGCGTTTGCCATAGGTGGTTTGAATATATTGTGGCAGGGCGTAGGTGAGGTCTGGGTTATAGGCTCTCCCACTATCCCATCGCAAAGGTTCTCTTACGTTAAAATAGTTAAGTTCTACTTGAAGTACTTTAGGGAAAAGTATAAATTAAGGCGAGTACAGGCGCAAGTTATAAAGGATTTTGACATGTTACATAGATTCACCAAGCACTTAGGGTTTAAATACGAAGGTACTCTACATAACTACTGCGGTGGTACGCTAGACAACTGTATGTACGCTATATGGGAGGAGAAATAATGGCTGATCCAGTAACCGCTTCCATTATGGTTGGAGCAGGAGTGGCTAAAGGCGTTGGTGGCTTTAAAGCAGGTCAAGCCAGTTCCAAAGCCTCACAAGCAACGGCTCAATATAACCAGATGATTACCCAGCTTAATGCTCAGATGGAGCAAGATGCTGGACGTATAGAGCGAACTATAGGTGAGCGCAACGCTAGTGATGTAGCAGAGCAAGCATCCTATAATGCGTTTTTACTAGAAAGACAGGCTTCGGAAGTCGAAGATCAGAACGAGTTTGACTTCTTTGTTGCAGAACGACAATACGATATATTCACATCTGAAAAAAGAGCTAAATGGGGTACTTCTGGGGTTACAATGCAGGGTAGTCCTGCTGTAGTTGCTTTAGCGGATGCACATGCGGCTGCAATGAACTTGGCTAATATCGAACAGAGAGGGTTACAGGCTGTCAATAGAGTAAACCAAGCCTCTGAGATGACTAAATATGAAGGTAAGATGCAATATAACAACATGATGCAAACAGCTTACATGAAACAATATGCTTCAGATATACAACGAGCTAACATTATCAATCAAGGTAATATGGATTACTACAACAACGCACTTAAATCCTACACAGCACAACAACAAGCTACTTCAGCACTCATTGGTGGTATAGCCGATGGCGTTAGTGCAGGAGCGCAAGCATACGGTGGGGATTTAGGGAGTCTGTTTAGTAGTGGTGGGGGTACTACTGCAACGGCTTCAGCAGGTGGCAGTGGTAATATACTGAGTAATTACGGTGCAGGATCAGCATTTAGGGGTGGGTAAACTATGACTGTCGGAAAGATATTACAAATTGACTCACAACTGAAGCGTAACGCTGAAGGGACTACCCCTGTCTTCGCAGGTGGGGCAGGTAAGATTAATACCAGTGTTCCTAGGCAAATAACGCCTATGATTCAATCATCAGACCTTCTCGCTGGGGCTATGGTAGCTGATGTAGAAGCTACAGGAGAGTTAGTTAATCTGCTCAAGGTTGGGGCTGAAGTTTATGACAACAATGAAAAAACAAAAAAATACAATGCACAGCTTGAAATAGAAGGGGATTACAAAAAGTTTAAGATAGACAAACAGAAAGAATTTTCTACAGCTTATACAGCGAAAGACAAAGAGGTAGTTCGTCAATCCTATGATGTGGGTGTGGCTAAGTTAAATTCCAAAGTCAAAGGTATGGGTTGGGACAGTTTAAAGGATTTAACATGGGCGCAGAACCTATCTATTGATGGTAGATCAACTCTTGCTGAAATGCAGAGCAAAACAAGTCTAGCATTACACAAGGAAACGGTAACAAACTTCACAGTCCAACTAGGGGAGAATGAGAAGGATTTTGCCAATAAAGCAAATATCGACCCTATACGACACATGGATGATGGCGTTGCTTTATATGAAAAGATATATGACATTGGTGGAATGACCAAACCCCAGTTTTTGGCAGGAGTTAGAGCCTATAAAAATAAAGTAACTTTGTCTAGAGCTAATCTATTAGCTAGTGATTTTGCTAAAGAGGTTAGTGTCCACGACCTACCAACTATGGATGAAATTATAGTGGGGTTACAGAAACGGTTAGGTCTACCGCTTACAAACGATCTATTGGAACAGGCACATGAAACATTCAAGACTTCATTTTTTAATGAAATCAAACTTCGTAATCAGGCTAATGCGTATGGTGAAAAGTTGAAAGATTTGGAGTTTTCTGTGTTTAGGCAGACTGTAAACAATGACATAGCTGGGTACTTGGCTGATAATGTCATGACTAACAAGAGGTGGGACGAAAAAAAGGCACTAGCTAGGACTAAAGGAGATACGAAACTTTTTGGGCAACTGAATCTTCAGCAAATAGAATGGAATAAGTCTATTGAAGTTGACTCCAGAGTCTTTAATTGGTGGACAACTGGGCAGGGTCAACAGGAGTTATGGAATCCAAAGTTAGAGTTAAATGAGCATGGTGTATGGGATTTAGAAAAGGTAGTCGAGCATATTAGAAGATCAGATGGTGAGTACAGTCATACAGGGGAAAATACAATACAGGGTATTCGTACAGCGTTTAAAAAGATGAACGATGCGCTAAAGAGTAAGCGTACAGATGAAAAGCATATTGCAACAGTAACTCATACATGGTTGATTGATAAGGTGTCTAGAGATACGGCAGGCAAATCGCCACAGGATATGAAAGACTATTACTCTAAGCTATTTAAGATTGATCCTGCTGTTGAAATAAATCAACTCATATTAAACCAAATGGGAAGCACGGAAAAATGGGCTGATGCTATGTATAAGTCTAGTGGCGTTTATAGGGATATGGTTCAAGCTATAGAAATCAAGATCAAGGATAAAATACAAAGGGACAGGGATCAGGGTGCTGATAATATCTTTAGCTATAAAGGCTTTAACCAACCTTTTGAGAACAAAGATGGTAAAGACGGTTGGGGAATTAAATTCAGAAGATTTGTAGAGGGGGAGATGGAAAGGGCATTACATGGCGTAGCCTCACAGCCCACTACACCAAGTCAAGCATCAACAGATATTACCAATACTGGGAATAAGTTAAGTCAAGCTACAACAACATTTAATCAGCTAAAAACTGGTTCTACCGTTACTAGCCCTTCTTCTACAAGCTCCGCTAGTGCTTCCACTAAAGTTCCATTAACGCACGCAACGTTTAGTGATTTAACTACTTTATCAACTGCTAAAACGATCGCTAAGAATAAAAAAGTGCCATTAACAACGGCATTACAAGCGTTAGGTAAGAATGGGGGTGATCCTTCTGCTACAGAAAATGATTTAAATAAAGCAAAAATGCAAAATAGCACAAATGCTTTAAACCTCAAGCCCAGTGGGTATACACCTGCTACTGGTGGTTTTACTAGTAGAACAGATGCGCCACTTGGAGATGGTACAAGTATTTTTGATCGCTTTACTCCTAAGAGTGATAATCAATTAACAAAAACATTAGATGATTTAAAACAAGGTATCGCCCCAGAGTGGGATATTGTGAGCGCACCTTTTGTTAATTTATGGGATTCTGTTTTTGGTGATTCGCCTGATAAGCCTGCGCCTGAGCCAAAAGCTCTAAACGCAGAAGATTGGCGCAATGTTAGCAAAGCGAACCAAGCACAAGCACTTAAAGGGGTTGTTGACTTAGGTGTTAAAATTAAAGAAGGGGTTACTGGATTAGGAAAGGATGTTGCGGAAACAGTAGGTGCGGTTGCTACTGGTCTTAAGGAAACAGGAGCTAAGTATGTAAAACACCGTGAGAGCGAATTCGCTAAACTACATGATGGATCAGTAAACCACTTTATAGATGCAAGACTACAGGATATAGGAGTTGGTAGGGTTGGGGAATTTGGAGAAATCGTTGCAGAGGAGATAGAATCTGATATTAAAACAAGTAGTGAATCTATTATGAACAACCTTGGTTTTCTTGATTTTGAATTTGATACCCCTAGGTTTACTACAGATATAAAAGGAGGAAAGATACTAGATATACCGCTTGGTGAGCTACCCTCAGATATTGGTGATCTCTGGCAGGAGGACTACGAAAACAAGATGACTTTTTTATCAGACGTAAGTCTACAATTAAACGAAGAGATGGCTGGAGTTTCTCAAGCTCTGCAAGACGATATGACATTTTCATTAGGTGAGATTACAACAGGTTTTAGAAAAACAGGAGATGCTTTAACACCATCTATAGGCAAAGACTTTGACCCAAGTGATATAGGCTATAACCCAGCACAAAATACAGGAGTAGAAGCCCCTATGTTTGATCCTGCAATGGCTCAACAAATCATTAAACCGATAGTTCAAGAAGTGACTAAATCTATACAAATGTCTTTATCACCTGAGAGTATAGAACTGCCTGACCGTTTTGAGGCTTTAGACCCAACTGGTAAAGATAAAGCAACTCTTGATTTAGAGTGGTTGGAAAATTGGGCAGCTGAAAAGAAGAGAGAGAAGGCTAGGCTTGCTCCGTTAAAGGAAGCTAAAGATATAACAAAGGTACAGCATAAGCCTGACACCAAAGATTTTGCTCACGAACAAAAGAGGAAGAGGTTTATATTCCTATATAACAAAAATGTAAAGAATATGGGTGCTATTACTGAGTTTACAGATGGATACAGTACGAAAGACCACCCAACAAACAGATATAAAAGATTGTCGGCTAAAGAAAAAAGAGAATTTGAAAAATTAATTAAGTATCTTCAAGACAGAGAAATGATACCACAAGGATAATATGTTAAATCAAGACGAACTAATAAATGGGGAGCAAAACCCTAATACTTTTGCTAAGAATAGCATTGATCGTGCCGACTTAGAATCTAAGCAATTGTCTTACACAGATCAACCTAGTCATCCTACTACGTTGAGTGAGCGTGAATCTGCGACACCACCATCACCAGAAGAAGCAAGGGAAGAGGGTTGGGTAGATACTTTTATAGATGGCACATCTGATGCTGTAACAGGTTTAGTCGCAGGTGTAGGTTATGGTATAGACAATATTGCGGAATCTGCCAGCCATCTGCTCAATCATGGCGCAGGTGCGTTTGGTATGGAGACTCCAGAATATGAGGCTAAATACATTAGTGCCTACATGGATGGATTAAAACGTAAGGGTATGGCAGGTGATGTGGCTGAATCTATTGGAAAGTTTATGATTGGTTGGATGCCTTGGACTAGAGGTATCGGACTGATGGCAAAAGGTATGCAAGCGTTTGGGGCTACAAAAAAAGTGGGTTCAGCTTTAGCAGGTGGAACTAGAGCAGGTAGAATCAGTTCTAACTTTATAGCAAGTACTCTTGCAGGTGGAACAGCATTTTCTCCAGATTATCAAAATATGGCAAACCATGTTCAAAAAATGGATGGTTACTCTGGAGGTGTAATATCAGAAGCATTTGCCACTAACCCTAATGACCCTAGGTGGAAGAATAGATTGCGTACTGGCTTGATTGATGGTGGTTTTGGTGCTGTGGCTGATCTAACTCTTGTCCCTCTTTTAAAAGCGATGGGTAAAGGTGTGTCTAGTGTAGCTAAAGACCCAGTAGAGCGATTAGTAGATCAATTGCACACTTTTGGCACAATGGCAGGTAATAAAGCTAAGAGTAATCTGAGTTCTGGGAATAGGGGAGTAACCCATTTATCAAGACCAGATGGGTCAACTAAATTTGGTCAAGCGGAAGGGAATCAAGCTCAAGCTCAATTTGATGCCTCTATGGTTATGCCTAAAGTTAAAAAGGGTGGTGAGAACGCTGAGAATGTACTCAGGGCTATGGAGAAAGACGGTAGCCTAACTGCAAAGTTTAATGAGGCTAAAACATTAGAAGAAAAGAGCATACTCGCTAATAACATAGCAGAACAACTAGGAAGAAAGAAAAATATGAACCTCGGTAGTGTAGAGGTTGGCAATATCAAATGGAATAAGGGTAAGGGTGGAGGATATCACACTACTGTGAATGGTAAAAAATGGTCTATTAAGCAAAATAAAAAAGGTGAATTTATTTTAAAGCAAGGCAAGAACAGGAAGGCTTCATACCCAACACTCAATCACGCTAAAGAAAGAATGGCTCAAGAAGCAGGTATTGATCTTAAAAAGACGATACCTAGACGTACACACGAACAACTCTATAAAGAAAGTCAAAAGTTATATGATGAAGTAGGTTTGGATTCTGATGTGATTAAAAATCTACCTGATAACATGGGGTGGAACGATACCCAGATGTTTGCTTTTGGTAAGTTAATACAGAACACCCAACTGAACATGATAAATGCGTTGAAAAAACACGCTTCAACTTCTGCTACAGATGCTAGTCATAAACAGTTTGAAGCAGATGCGTTATCGGCTATTGCGAACCATGCAGATGCCTTGACATTCTTACAGGGGGCTAAAACAGCCGTAGCCAGAAGTTTTGGGACTTTAAAAGAAGTGAACAAGATGGTTAACAAAACTATCCATGCTGACCATATAGGCTCTCCAGAAATAGTACAACTCATTAAGGCAAGTAACATAGGTGGTTCTGATATTAACAGAATGACCCAGATGATCCTACACGCTTACGAAACCAATGGAAGTAAAATGGGTTCAAAAGCTCTTGTTGAAGGATTAGGTAAAAATGAGGGTGGTGGGTGGAATCAGTTTGTGGAGGCTTGGATTAACCAAGGATTGCTCAGTAATCCTGCTACACACGCTCTGAATACATTTAGTGGTCTAACTAATCTAGTGGGTCATGTTGGTTCACAGGTTACAGGGGCTTTTATCAGTAAGTTACCATTTGTAGAGAACAAGATACTCTTTAGTGAGGCTTTTGGCTCTATGTATGGAATGATGGCAGGTCTAAACAAGGCTATGAGGCTTTCACTAAGAGCATCTATTACTAACCAACAGGTTGTTACCAAAGGAGCTAAAATAGAAAATCACGGCTTTAAACACCTCGCTTCAGAACATATTGGTAAAGGTATAGGTGGTGCAGAAGATTTAGCTATAGGACTTGGCGTTGACTTAATTGGTACTCTCAATAGAATTCCTGGCAGGTTTCTACTGATGGAAGATGAATTTGTCAAATCCATTGCATACGATACAATGTTACACAGTAAGGCTTGGAAGTATGCTTGGGGTGTTAAGGGTAAAAATAGTGTTCTGGGTGATAATACAGGGTGGCTTATGACTAGGCAACTCTATAAAGATATTGTTAATGCTCCTAGACAATTTAAAGATGATATGGGTGATTTCCATGCTCAAGCCCAAGACTTATCTAATTTAGTGACATTCCAGAGAGATGTGGGCAAGATGGTAAACCAATTATCTGGTATTATGCAAGACCATCCATATCTCAAGTTATTTGTACCGTTTCTGAAGGTTCTGACTAACATACCTAAATATGTAGTTCAACACAGTCCACTGGGTTTAGGTATGCAGAACGAAGCATTTAAGCAGGGTGGAACTGCTAGAATGCTGGAAATTGGACGTATGGGTTATGGTACAATGATGATGATGTACGGAGCGCATCTCTACAATAATGGGAATCTTAAAGGTACAGGCGAAACAGATTTTACTAAAATGATGAACCAGAAAGATTTAGGCACAGATCAAGCCATGTCTTTGAGAGTAGGAGATCAATGGGTTGGTATAGGCAGGATAGCACCTTTAGTGAACAATTTATCCTTTGGTGCTGACATGGCAAAAGCTATGGATACTTGGCATGAAGACCCAGAGGATTTAGCAGAACTTGTAGGTCAAATGGTAGCATCTGGGCAGAATAACCTTATAAGTGGTACATGGGCGCCAAATTTACACAAACTACTAGGTGTTATAGCAGAACCCAGAGATCAGGGTAAACAATGGTCTAGGGCTGTTAATTCATTAGTGGGTACTCTACAACCTGCATTTGTTAGAGCTAAAGAGAAAAGAGATGCCCCTACAATGTCAGAGATGAAATCTCATGGTTGGGAGGGTGAAGATATAGGCAAATCACAATATAGTGACCGTAGTAAGCCAATATCCAAATTTATGTCTGTTTCTTCTCATACGACAGATGCTGAAACTAATATATACCCTAAAGTTAATCTTATAGGAGATGATGTTAAACACCACGATGGGGCAGGAATACTCAACAACCCATTGGTTTCATTCTTGACTTTTAAGAAGGCAAATGATAACAAGGTACTGAAGCATTTGTTTGGTGGAACTGATTCAAAGACTCAAATGGGCAGACAGGGTAAAGACTTGGATTTGCCTATTAAACCATTAACCCCCAAGGTGATGGTAGGTAAGTTTGCTTATAAAATGACTCCAGAGGAGTTTTATTTTTATAGTAAAGCCGTTGGTAAAGGGAAAGCCCCAAATGGTTTAACATTAGTGCAAAATTGGGAGTACATATTTAACTCAGAATTGTATAAAAAGATGCCACCAAAGGAACAGGGTTCGCTGAACGACAGAACAGATTGGATGATGAATGCCTTTAGCCAGCATAAAAAATATGCGTTACAGAGAACTATTAAGCATTTCCAACTAGAAAATAAAGCAAGAGATGATAAAATCTATTTTAATTCGCAAAATAAAGCACTAATAGACAAACGACAGGGACAACCTCAATGACCGTATCCACAACCACATCCAAAGTAAGCTACACAGGTAACGGTAGTACTACAGTATTTGCTTATACCTTCAAGATATTTGCGGATGCAGAAGTTACTGTATATGTAGATAACGTAGTAAAGACACTCACCACACACTATACAGTATCAGGTGCAGGCACAGCATCAGGTGGTAATGTTACATTTACGGCAGGGAATACACCTGCAAGTAGCACTTCTGTTGTCCTACTACGCAATATCTCTCAAACACAGGCTACAGATTATGTAGAGAACGACAGTTTCCCTGCGGAAACTCACGAAGCCGCACTCGATAAGCTAACTATGTTGGTACAGGATGTTGAGAATGCTGTTACTGGTGATATATTCAGATTTTCAGAGAGTGTAGGTGATGCAGGAACGGTTACTATCACCAAAACGGTTGCCCAGAGAGCTAGTAAAGTACTGGCATTTGATACCTCTGGTGATCTACAAGCAACACAAGAAATAGGTGTTTATCAAGGTAATTGGGCTACTTCTACAGCCTATGCTATACGTGACCTTATTAAAGACACCTCTAACAATAACGTATACTTATGTAATACGGTTCATACATCAAGCGGATCGCAACCAATTTCAAGCAACGCAGATGTCGCTAAATGGACTTTAATTGTCGATGCTGCCTCTGCTACTACTTCGGCATCTTCGGCATCTTCCTCGGCTTCTACGGCAACGACACAGGCAGGTATTGCAACGGCACAGGCTGTAATTGCTACGGCAAAAGCAGTTCTAACAGCTTCGGATGCAGTCGATACAGCAGCAGATGTTGTGTCGGCAGAATCTGCAAAAACAGCAGCAGAAACCGCTTACGATAATTTCGATGATCGCTGGCTGGGTGACAAGTCATCCGATCCGAGTGTTGATAATGATGGGGCAACCTTGCTTGACGGAGCAGCTTATTTCAACACCAGTAATAATGTATTAATGGTCTACGATCTTGGTGGAACAACTTGGAATCGTACTACTCCAACATCAGGAGATCAAACTAATATAAATACTCTGTCTGCTGCTGCTGTAATAACTGATATGTCAATACTAGCAACTGCTGACATTGTAGCAGACATGGCAATATTAGGTACTGCTGACGTAGTGACCGACATGAGCGTACTCGCTACTGCTGATGTAGTAACTGATATGAACGTATTAGCAACTGCGGATGTTGTCACAGACATGAATGTTCTTGGTACTGCTGATGTAGTTGCTGACATGAATACACTCGGTACGGCAGATGTTGTAACAGATATGAATGTCCTTGCGACAGGGGCTAATGTTACCGCTATGGGTTTACTGGGTAATTCTACTACTGTAACAAACATGGGACTATTAGGAACTTCAGCGGTAGTAACAGACTTGTCAATTTTAGGAACGGCAGATGTAGTTGCTGACCTAAATACCCTCGGAACTGCTGATGTGGTTTCCGACCTAAATACTTTAGGCACGGCAGATGTAGTGAGTGACATGAACACTCTTGGTACTGGGGCTAATGTTACAGCGATGGCAACGTGTGCGACTAACGAAGCCTCTATTAACCGTTATTCAGATGAGTATACGATTGCTAGTTCAGCACCGAGTTCTCCGAGTGAAGGTGATCTCTGGTACGACTCAACCAGCAATGTTCTTAAAGTACATAATGGAAGTACCTTTGTTGCGGTAACTTCAGCTACGGCTGGTATTACTGATGTAGCAGATGACACTACTCCTCAACTTGGAGGAGATTTAGATTTAAATGGTAACAATATAGACTTTCCAACTACAGCTAACATTTCAGATTGTATTGATGACGACACATTTGGAACTGCTAGTGCTACTAAGCTAGCAACCTCTGAAAGCATTAAGGCTTATGTGGATGCTATAGAGGCATCAGAGATTACAACGGCTGGCGTAACATTTTCTAATTACAATACGATTTCTGGTAATACGACAACGACTACAGCATCAACTAAAAATATGTTTTTGATGGGTTCGATTGCAGTAACAGGAACGGCAGTGTGGACAATCGCTGGTAACGGTGTATTAACAATTCTTTAAGGGGTAAATTATGGCTTCTACAATTGTTGTAGATAAATTACAAGCCACTGGCGGTGTGGTTTTCACATTACCTACCGCAGATGGTTCGGCAGGACATTTATTAAAAACGAATGGCAGTGCAGTATTAAGTTTTACGGCTGATACGGATACAGGAATATTAAATGTTGTAGAAGATACAAGCCCTCAGCTTGGTGGCTTTTTAGATGCAAATGGGAATTATATCCAGATGCAAAAGGGTGGCGATATAGCTTCTGCTTCACCTACTGTTATAGATACTGATGGTGATTACTTTATTTGTACTGGCATAACTGGTTTTAGTGCTATGACGGTAGCTGCTGATCGGCATTTCTTTTTAGAGTTCGCTGGTGCGTTAATCATGACTCATGGTGCTGGCACTCTTGATCTTCCATCAGGAGCAAATATAACTACTGCTGCTGGTGATGTAGGTGAATTTGTTTCAACCGCATCTAATGTAGTTACTTGTGTAAATTATACGAGAGCTACTGGTAAGGCGTTGGTTGCTAGTCATTCTGCTACTATAGGCGTACAAACAATATGGATTCCTGCCCTAGCTATGGTTAGTCCAACTACAAATGGAGCCGAGGCTGCTGCTGTAGAAACAACGGCAACTCGACCAGAAATGAAAGTTTTAGATTTCGATCATACAACGAGAGAACACGCACAATTCTCTGTTGCAATGCCTAAGTCATGGAACGAAGGCACGGTAACAGCAAAGTTTTATTGGACACACGCTACCGCAGTTGCTACCGATGTAATGTGGGGCATACAGGGAGTAGTTGTTTCCGACAACGATACAATTGATGTGGCATATGGTACAGCCGTAACCGTAACAGATACTTTTCACAATGCAGCCGAAGATTTAGCTGTAACATCAGCAACAAGTGCTATGACGTTAGGAGGAACCCCAGCCGAAGATGATTTGGCTTATTTCCAAGTATATCGTGATGCTGCTGCTGGCGGTGATACGACTAACTCTACAGATGCGAGATTGCTAGGAGTTAAAATACTATTCACAACTGATGCGGAGAACGATGACTAATGGCTAATTTTTATGGATCATATGTAGGATTTGGTGGTAGTGCTGGTGGTGTAGGTCCGCCTTATAATGTTCACTTTCTTATTCAAGGTGGTGGTGGTTCAACTCCATATTCCATTGTTAATGGTGCTGGTGCAGGTGGACTGCGAACCTCTTATTCAACAAGTGGCGGTGGGGCATCAGCCGAATCACAAGCAGAACTTAATAAGAATTCAGAATATACAATTACAATTGGTGCTGGTGCAACAGGTGTAACAGGCCCAGCTACCAATGTTTCCTCAAATGGTGAAGACTCTTCAATAAGTGGAGGTCTTTTAGTTACCTTAACTTCACTTGGGGGTGGCGGTTCATCCAATGTTTCAGGGCTGGCAGCTGGCGTGGGTGGAACTGGAGGCTGCGGAGGAGGTGGAAATTCTACCGCTGGGTCAGGTACGGCAGGGCAAGGATTTGATGGTGCATTAGATGGTGGTTGGCCTATGTCTGGTGGCGGTGGAACGGCTGCCGTAGGCGGTGCAGCAGGTTCTCCTCGAACTTCTGGTGATGGTGGTGCAGGGACACAAGTAAACATAGATGGCAATAATTACTACTGGGGTGGCGGTGGGGCAGGAACGCTTCATGGCGGTGGATCGGCTGGATTTGGTGGAATAGGCGGTGGAGGAGGAGGCTCTGCTTATTGTAATTCTGGTCAAACACCTGGAACTGGTGGAGGTTCTGCTATTAACGCTGGCGGAAATGGAGGGTGTTACACTTATGGTGGGGCAGGAGGTGTAAATTCTGGCGGAGGGGCTGGCGGTGGGGCTGACAACGCACCGAGAGGCGGACATGGTGGCTCAGGTTGTATAATTTTAAGGATACCTACTGCGGATGTTGGGACTCCAACAGGGCATGGCAGTTCAACGACTATTGGTTCCGATACCATTATTACATGGCTTGGGACTGGAACTTATACAGCTTAAGGATATTTTATATGGCACATTTTGCAGAACTTGATGAAAACAATATAGTAAAAAGAGTTCTTGTCGTTGATAATGCAGTTATCACAAGAGAAGATGGCAAGGAGTACGAGGAAGATGGTGTTAACTATTTGCGTGGTATCTTTGGCAGTTCGACCCTATGGAAGCAAACTTCTTACAATGAAAATTTCAGGGTAAATTATGCTGGCAAGGGTATGGGGTACGATTCAGTAAATGATATGTTTTATATAACAGAATGCCCCTTCCCATCATGGACTTATAATGGAGAAACTGGGAGGCACGATCCTCCAGTTGAACGACCTATTTGCCCTGACGATAGACCATGTAAGGTTGACTGGAACGAGAGTACAGAAACTTGGGATGTTATAGATTTATGAAAGTAATCGACAACTTCTTGCCAGAAGATGTTTTTTTACAGATACAAGAACTTACAACTGGCTTATATTTCCCTTGGTATTTTAATAACTGCACCGTTGAAGGTAATTTGCCAGATACTTTAGATTATCAGTTAACGCATAATTTTTACACCTTGGGAGAATATGGACAAGGAATAGGTAGTTCGTTTTTTGAAAACATTGAACCGATTATAAAAGAGCTAAACTGTTTTTGCTTGTTGAGAGTCAAGGCGAATTTAAGAACTTTATATAAAGGATTGCAGAAGCAACAAGGTATTTATTATCACAAGGACTCTGAAGTTGATTGCACCACGGCAATTTTTTATGTGACGACTAACAATGGGTATACGATTTTTAAAGAGACAGGAGAGAAGGTAGATTGTGTTGCTAATAGATTAGTTAAATTTGATAGCAATTTAGAACACGCAGGGATTAGTGCTAACGATTCAAAACAACGCATTGTCATTAACTTTAATTACCTAGAGTAAATACAAATGATTAAACTATTTTTATACATAGTATTACTAATCGGTGGAATGTATTTTCTTCTCCCATCGCAATACTAGGAGGTAAATGGTAAAAACTATTGGCTTGATTTTATTTATAGCGCACATGATCGGATGCAACAGTGCAATTATAGGTTACTTGGTAGGGGCTACAACAAGCGATACAAAATTAGTTAGACAATTACAGGTGGGGCAATAATGGACGTACTAGATATTTGGAATGACTTGGGATACATAGAAGGGTTTTTGTTTTCGTTATGGATAGGACTTATGTATTGGGGTAAGTGTTGGGTTGATGCCAAATTTAAGTGAAGTATTATTGCAGAACATCAGCAAGAAGCTGGATAAGTTGCTTGAACTGGTCAGGGAATTAATCAGGGTTCTCGGAAACAGGATAAAGAAAGAATGAAATTCACATTAAGTCTATTACTGTTAACTCAGGTTGGTTGTTCTTTCGTAGTCACTACAGCAGGGTCTTTCATTGGTAATCTTGGTGCTGACATTGTGGAAGAAAAAATGAAAGAATCTAAAAAGGAAAAGTAAATGTCAGATGAACAGGGTGGCTTAAAGGAATTTATAAATGACAAGTTCAACTCACACGAAGACTTAGAGGCGTTACGCTTTAAGAGAATAGATGAGTTGTTAACCCAGTTCGGTAAGGAAGTAGACTCTAATGAGGATACAATCAAACGTGTACATACACGTGTTGACCGTATAGATACTAGAATTAAAACCGTACAGGGTATGGGAACAGCAGTAGCAACTGCGTTAGGTGCTATAGCGGCTTGGCTTGGTATGAGTAAATGATATGGCTAAGAAGAAAAAGATTCCTCTATTCAAGCAGAAGCAAAAGATTGTAGAGATACAATGGCTGGATGCTCAAGGCGAAGATGATTGGGAATACTTATCAGAAATAGATAAAACAGCTATGTATATTCGGACAGTAGGATTTTACTTAGATGAAACAGACGAAGAAATTATAGTGTGTCGATCTCTATCTTCAGATAAAGGATTAGAGGGCAGATTTCACATACCTAAAGCCTGTATACAGAAGATGCGCCCAATTAATCTATAGAGTGTCAACAGTGTCGGTGTTGTTTTCTAGGTATCTGCCAGAAAAAAAAGAAAATGTGGTTACTATTAGCTATAACTTTGAACGCAGGGGGTGTACAACACGTAGAGATTCTCGCTATTACATATTCAGAAAAAGAGTGTACAGAACAACAGAGCCACGCAATATCCCAATCACCGCCAGAGAATATGAGGTTAGGTTGTCTGGCACTAAAAGGAGTTACTAATGCCAAGGGATTATAGGAAAGAATATGATAACTACCAAGGTAAACCCACTCAGATTAAAAGGAGAGCTTCACGTAATACAGCTAGGAGAAAGGTCTTAAAGGGTAAGAAGAGTACTAAGGATGTAGATCATAAAGACCGTAACCCTATGAACAACAGTAGAAAAAATTTAAGATTGGTCGCCAAAGGGCGAAATAGAAGCCGAAATGCCTGACCCTAGGCAAACCCTTGCGGTTAGGTAAAAAGTCGAAGCATTCGGCATCTGAGGCTGTTAAATCGGCATCTGGTGAGGTTGTTTGAGCCGATTTTGAGGTACTTTCCAAACGAAAGGTCTATCTTTATAACCAAAGTCTGTTAAGTATTCATCTTTCATTCCATCTATCCCCTGTACCCACCCATGTATAAGACAGGTATATGATTCTTTTCTTATTACTTCTACTAAAGCGTAGTAATGCTCTTTTGAATCTTTAGTCCTGATAATTAAATCTCTATTCTTATTACTACCTACTGTACGAACTTGCCAGTTAGCACCTACATCAGCATCTTTAAAAGTATTAACAGTCATAGGAAAGTATGAATCTGTAGCTTTTGCAAACGCTAACTCACCTAATACACCGTACAAATTATCGTGTAAGTCACGACCCTGATACCCAAATCTATCCTTTAAGCCTTTTCTCATAGATTCTGTATGTCTTAACCCAGATATATGTACCGCAACTGACACCTCATACCACTCTAGTTTAACAGTTATCGGCTTGCTTCCGTACTCTATTATCTCTGTAGGCTTGTTCTCTACTGGAAATATTTTGTTGAGTTCCTTGACAACAATCGCCATCTAACATCCTCCCACATTTAGCGCATTGATAATGACCATGTACTTCTACTTCCTCACTACACCCACATACCACACAATCCATATTATTTCTCCATGTGAATATCTATACTGCCTTTTGATATTGTTTTAAATTTTGTGCCAACCTTGTCTACAAGCATGATATCAGTTAATATATCAATTGGTACTGTAACGAAAGAGTTATTTCTAGCTCTAATCACATTAGAACACTTAAACTGCCAGATTATATGGTCGAATGGCACTCTACACTCCCAATACTTCCAATGACTTTGCCTGTATATCAATATAGGGGTAGCATTGATAAGTTGGTCATGCAAAGCCTCTGCTTGAGACACTGCCTGATCCCACCATGTATCAACAAGTGCCTGAGTCACCTTCCTGTATAGTTTAACTTCGATGACATAGGTTAAGTCCCCTAGTGTAACTATAATGTCGCACCCACCATCTCTTGAAGCCCCTAGTTCTCTGGTAACATCCACATTAAGAGCTTCAGTTAATAGCTTGCAGACTTCTCTCTCACCACGCTGTCCCTTATCTCTACTTGCTTTACCCATAGCTTCCCCTTCACAGTCAGTAATAATTGCTGTAGACCCCCTTTTTAGGGGGTGCTAGAGC